GATTTCAAGCAGGCGCAGCTTGAGGTTGTCAACACCTTGGGCCGCGCTGGTATTGCCTGCGTTTTGGCGGGCGATGGCATCGGTGAGGCCATCAAACTCAACGGCGGCATCTTTGGCCTGCAAAGCCGCCGAATTCAAAAACCGGCCCAGCTCTTCAAACGATGAAAAAGAACCGGCTGATGTCCACGCATCCATCAGATTTTGGTTAAAAACCTCAACAGCATCCCCAGCGTAGCCGACCTCGGAACGCATGCTGTTTATAACGGCTTCGTAACTGATGGCCGCGCTTGCTGCGTTTTTGGTAGCTTCTGCCGCCTTGTCTGCCGCTGCGGCCTCGGCCTCTTTTGCCGCTGCGGCATCCGTTGCCATTTTGTTTTGGGCGGCTTGGAATTCTTGCGCGGATGCCGCTTGCTGGCTGTAGGAGCTTTGCAGATCATTCAAAGCACTGATTTGCTCACGCAACACGGCGGTGTTTTTGCCCACAGCCTCGGCCTCGACCAGCCTGGCCTGCGCAATTTTGATGGAGGCCTCCAGCTCGGCTTTTTTGACCGGGTCGATTTGCTTGGTGGCTTCCATTTCGGCCAGCTTGGCCTGGGCCACGGCAATGCTGCCTTCTGCCTCGGCCTTGGCCACGGCCACTTTGGCGTTGGTGATCTGGATTTCCAGCTCCACCTGCTTGATTTTGGCTTTGCGTACCTCGGTTTCGTTGCCCATCAGGGCGGCAATGGACTCGACCTGTTTGGCCAGCTCCTTTTGCGCAACCAGGCCGCTGAGCGTGGCTTGCTCGTCGGCAATGCGGGAGATTCTGTTGGCTTCAATGGCTTTGAGCGCGGCGGTGGCGGCAATGGCTTCATCGCTGTTGGCCTGCGTTTTTGAGCGCAGCGCGGCGGCCTGGGCCTCGGTGGTTTGGGCTTCGATCTTTTTGACGGCGATCAGCTTTTCGAGGTCTTCAACCTCTTTGCGCCGGGTTTCGCTGATCTTGCCGTTTTCGGCCAGCATGTTGCGCTTGGATGCCAGCTCTGATTCAAGCCCGGACACTTCGCGCCGGCGCAGCTCTGCCAGCTTTTGCACGGCATCGGCCTCTTCTGTGGCGGCTTGCTGGGTAGCTTGCCGTACCAGCACCTCTTCGCCGGACAGGCGGGCGCGTTCAATGGCCGCCTGCCCGGTGGCCTTGATCAGCTCAATCTCTTTGGTAGAGGCTGCGATGGTTTCGGCAATGGCTTTGTTGGCATTGGTGTAGGCCAGCGACATGGACACCCAGCCGCCAGCGGATGCCTCGGCCTGCGCACCGGATGCCTGCGCTTTGTTGCCCGCTTCTTTGGCGGCCAGGGCGGCATTGATGGCCTCATCGCCCATGCCCTTGAGCGCGGCACGCAACACGGTGTTGTGCTCAGCGGCCCGCAACAGGTTGGTGCGCGATGCCTCTTCAATGTCGCGCATGGCCTGGGGTACGCCAGAAAAGTCCAGGCTGGTGACGGCGGCGGCCAGCGTGCCGATTTGCTGACCCACAACGGTGAAAGACTCGCCCAAAAACACCAGCGCGGTCTGCGCAGATTCGGCCCCCACCTTCAGCGCATCGAGCACGCCAGCCTCGCCGATGCGCGAGGCCATGTCTGTGAATGCGTTTTTGAGGTTGGCAATCTCTTGGCTGAGTGTTTGCGCCGCTGGGGCCGTGCCGTACAGCTCGTTCAGGCCTTTTGTCAGGGCCGGGAAGATGTCTTCGGCGGCCACCTTGCCAGACTCCACCAGTTTGATCAGGTCAACCGTGGTGACACCCAGGCCGGAGGCTGCGGCTTGCAGTGCGCCGGGCAATGCCTCGCCCAACTGCCCGCGCAGCTCTTCCATGCTGACCACACCCTTGCTGGCCATTTGGCTCAGGGCCAGCAGGGCGTTTTGCGTTTCGGCGCTTGATTTGCCCGCTTTGGCCATCGAGACGGTGACGGCCTCAAACACGTCGGCGGCCATCTTGCCTTCAACCGCCGTGCCTTTTGTTGACGCGGCCAGCCCCAAGAACGCCTGGCCAGCGGCCACCACATCGACACCTGCGGCCCCGGCCATGCGCCGCACAAAGTCCATTTGCTCACCGGCCAGCTTGGAATCGCCAGTTACGGCCCTGAACCCGGCGGCCAGCTGCTCCATCTGGGCAGCGGCCTGCACAAACTGCTGCACGCTGAACCCGGCGGCCATTGTGGCGGCGAGTTGGCCCATTGCCTGAGTGGCTATACCAGCATTGTCGCCAACACCTTTAATGCCTGTGGCCGCTTTGTCGGCTTCTGCCTTTGTTTTTGACAGGGCCGTATTGGCGCTGTTAACGGCTGCGGTAGTTTTTGGAGCTGCCGCCCCGATCTCAGTAATTCCACTTGCCGCCTTGCCACCGGCTACACCAGCGTCTATCGCCTCAGTCCCAAGCTTGCCAATATCTCCGGTCAGCTTGGTAACTGATTCTCCGCCTTCTACTTTTGCAGAGACTTTGATTTCTACGGGTGCAACCATGTGTCAGGCTCCAAGTTAAGCGGGCGTAACCATCTGGGTGCGGAAGAACTTGCTCAAGCCCACGCCGGTTTTTGTGGGGTCAAGCAAAACTTCGCCCTCGATCTCCAGCGTTGCAAAGTCGTCATTGATCAAGCCCAGCCCCTTGGTTGCACCGAGTTGCACGCGGAACAGGTCAACCACGCAGGGTGAACCGCTGGCTGCTTCGTTGATACCGGCATAGCGCATTTCCAGAATTGGAGCGGCGCTTGTCAGGGCTTGAATCAGGTCGTAGGCTCCGTAGGTGTAGTCCACGGTGATGGCCTGTCCGTCTGTGATGACCAGAGCGTCATCAAGCACAAAGATGCCTTCTGGGCGCACTTCGTAGTTGCCGGTAGCCGCAATGACCACGGGTGTGGCGGCGGTGGTTTTGACTACGACCGATGTGGGGTTCAAGTGTTCCAGCGCAATCAAACCGCCTTTGTAGGCGGTGTGGGGGCGGTTGGTGACGGTGGCACCGGCTACGGACGTGTTCACCCCGAACATGGCGCGGGCCAGGTTCAGCGGGTTCAGGTCTTGCAGAGTGGCCTTCATGGTCACATCGGTGACGCGCTTGACCTGGGCACGTGTGCCGCCTCCGCCTTTGCTGTAGTCCTGTTGCTTTTTTGTGTCTTCGGCAATCGATAATTCGAGTGCTTCAATGCCGCCAATGGATTGCAGAGGGTCGGTTGACCCAGCCAAGCGGGCATAAACTGTGCCAGCGTTCAGGGTGGGGCGAAAAATTTGGGAAGTTTTCATGGTTGCCTCTTAGGTTGTGGCTTTGATGACGGATGAAACCTCGTAAGAGGTTGGGATGTACACATAACCGGCGGCGGCTACGGGTGCGGGAGAGTTGGCCAGCTTGATGGGCATGCGGGTTGTGGAGGCTGTGGGGCGGCCTATCAGTGCTGCGATGAGCTGCTCCGATAGGTCGGTGGCTGATAGCTTGGCAACCCCGTTGCGACCCTGCTCGGACGCGCTACGCATGCACACGGCAACGTCGAACTTGTAGGTCACCTGCACGGCTTTTGCGTTTTGATCTTGGACGGTGAGGCCCATGTACAAAAGCTGCACCGATGGGGCGAACTGATTGCGATCAACCAGCTCTGCCACATCGTCTGCCGTCATCACTTTCACGGTGCTGGGCACTGCGTCCGTGATGATCTTGAGCAACTCGGTCTCTACGGTACGCCAGCTCATTTGCCCACCTCGGTCAAATAGTCGGCAATGATGTCAATGGCGGTTTGGCTCCAATCGTTGGGCAACACCACGGCGCTACCCACAATAGGCATGTACGGACGCGCAGGGACGTTACCCCACGGAATAGGGCCATTACGGCTTGTGCGCCCATACTGCCCCTGCCGCGCGCCAAATTGATGCGTGTTGGCATACTGCACATTGGTGGCGATGCTGACGGCCTTGCCTCCGTCAATCATGCGGGATGTAATGGATGCCCTGAGCCGCCCTGTATCCAGCAGCGGCTGACCACCACGGCGGCGACCATTGTTCTTGGCTCGGGTGACTTCGGACAAAGCGGCCCACTTGTTGCCATAGGGGGACTCTCCACGGCTGAACTGTTGCCGGATGCGCTCGGCAAACTCGATGCCGATCTCGTTGAGAGGCTC